CGCCCGGCCTGTAACGATTGCCGGGAGAGAAACGAGGCTGCTGTGAATTGTTTTTCCGGCAAGCTTTATCAGAAACTCTTGAAGGAACTAAATCCAAAGGAGATACAGCAATGATACCACACCTGCCGCATCCGCGCAAAATTCTGAACTTCAAAGTTCGCAATTTGATTGTTGTGAACAAAAATCTGGATAGTAATTTGCCACCTGAAATCCATATTCAGGAATCGATTCACAAGCGCATTTTGCTTGCGCAAATTCAGGAGCTTAGAAACGAATTGGGGAGGAATTAAATGTTATCGATTATGGATTCGATAACAATTGCAGAATTTTTTATAATCACAGTGCTTTTATTAATTTTTGTAAAGGAGGGGTAAAAATGATAGCAAAAATCTACATGACTGTTTTATTTCTGTTAACCGGATGCGCAACAACAAGAACAGTCTATACCGAATCAGTCCCGACAATGCCCTACGCTGTTTTGTTCAAGCGCGGTGGCTCGTATCAGATTGTTAGTATGCCAGCCGACTCAATTATCATCGAAACCAAACGCACCCGGATTGCGATTCACCCGGAGAGCGGGACTTATACATTAACTTTTAGAGAGGAGTAAGAAATGAAATATGACATAAAAAACAGATTTTCCGGAGATGTTCAATTTACGGCAGAAATAGATTGTGCAGAAGATGCGCCTATTTCGCTAAAAATTGGCCTATCTGTAAAATGGGCAATTCTGAATGATGCAAACCTTGAGGGCGCAAACCTTCGGGGCGTAAACCTTGAGGACGCAGACCTTCGGGGCGTAAACCTTGAGGACGCAGACCTTTGGGGCGCAAACCTTGAGGGCGCAAACCTTCGGGGCGCAAACCTTCGGGGCGCAAACCTTGAGGGCGCAAACCTTCGGGGCGCAAACCTTCGGGGCGCAAACCTTCGGGGCGCAAACCTTGAGGGCGCAAACCTTCGGGGCGCAGACCTTCGGGGCGCAAACCTTGATGTTGAGCATCCACCAATTTCAGACCATTATTTCATATCTGAAATATTAAAACGCGCGGCCAATGGAGATTACAAAAAAATAGCCGCCGCTGGATTTCTTCGCATAAATCTTGAATTGTGTTGGGATCATATTCACGAATGGGGTATTCCAAAAACAATTTTGGACTGGGCAAAAAAAGTACTCTCCGAAAAGTGGCCTGAATTTAAAGAAAAGTTTGAGGATATAAAATGAAAGATTGCACAAAATGCAAATTTGCAAGCTTATCATCGAAACCAAACGCACCCGGATTGCAGTATCGACAGAAACCGGGATGTATACATTAACTTTTCGTTAGGAGAAATAAAATTATTTAATGATAAATTCCACAATTGTATCGACGAAAAGAAAGTTACTGAAACTTTTAGAGAGGAGTAAAATTATAGCAAAATTCATTTTAAATACTCAACAACCGAAACCTAAAAAATTAGGAGAAGGCGTACTCTCGATTGAAAGAAACGGAGATGCAAACTTTTTTTCATGCGAAGGAGAATATGATAGCAGGATTTTATCGACAATAACAAGAATAAAAGTTGAATTTGCCGGAAGAGATGGAATTATGTTTTCAGGTTTTGAACAAGTCGGTATTGATAAAACAGGAAAACCTAAATTTAGGTATCAAGAATGGTGGTTAATCTACGTATGAATCGAGTTTATTAACTTTATAGAGGAGTAAAAATGAAGGAATTAACTGAATTAGCAAAAGCCGTCATAGCAGTAATGAAAGAAGTCAGGGGCATGGAAAAAAACGCCCGTGTTGGTACAGGCAGCGGTTCATATGACGGAACAAGAGACCAGGACGTTAAAGAGGTTTTCAATGACGCTCTTGCAAGAAACGGGCTTTGCATTATACCTATTGAGGTGATTGAAGAATCAACTCAAATCGATAGATGGGAAGATGAGAAATATAATACAATAAGGCAATCAGTTTTCACGAAAGTAAAAATGAAATACTTGTTGCTGCATGAATCCGGTCAAAGTATTGAGCTTGCCGGGTATGGTCACGGAGTTGACCCGCAGGACAAGGGCGCTGGTAAGGCTACAACGTACGCCTTGAAAAATTGTTTACTGTATACCTTCTTAACTCCGGTTGGGAAAATAGATGATACAGGCACAAAACACTCAAATAAAATCTCAATTCCGATGCCAAGCAAAACCGAGAAGCCTTTACTTGTAACCGAGGTGAATAAAAAATATCAGCAACTTGTTGATATTTACGCTGCAAAAAACGGTCAAGACCGGTTTGATTTTTTTGCAAAAACAAAACCATTTGGTATTGCGAACGACAAAGACCTGATGGAGTTTGACCGCTCGAATGAAAAGAAGGCGGCGGCCATGTTGGATGCCATGCTGGTGCAATTGAAAAAATAACTATTTAACAAGAGAGGAGAAAGAAGAAAATGAGCAAAGAATTAATCACTATAACAGAAACCAACGCTCTCGAAATTTTCACGGGGGAGCGTTTGGACGATTACTTATCGCAAATAGAAAAAAGTGCAAAGAATTTTGTTGCAGATGTTGCAACTGCAACAGGTAGAAAGGAAATTGCGTCTGCTGCTTATCGAGTAGCACAAGAAAAAATCAAAATTGATGCACTTGGAAAGGCTCTTGTTGAGGACTGGAAAAAGAAAGCTGGAATCGTTGACCAGAGCAGAAAAAAAAGCAGAGACTTTCTTGACAACCTCAAGCTTGAAATCCGCAAACCTTTAACGGAATGGGAAGAAGCTGAAGAAGCAAGGGTTAAGGCGGAAGCCGATGCAAAAGAATTATCTGAAGCGTGGGAAGCTGCACAGGCCGAGGATATTCTTTTCAATCGTCAAAAAGAAATTGAAAGAAAAGAAGCCGAAATCCGTGAACGCGAAGAAGCTGAAGCAAAGAAAAAAGAAGAGGAGCGATTAAAAATCGAAGCCGCTAAGCGAGAAAAAGAAATTGCCGAAGCTGCTCGAATTAAAGCAGAAAAAGAAGCCGAAGAAAAGATTGAGGCCGAAAAAAGAGCAAGAATTGAGTCTGAGCTTAGGGCAAAGCGCGAAGCCGAAGAAGCGGCACGGCAAGCTGAAATTGCAAAAGAGCAGGCAATTCGGGCAGAACGTGAAGCCGCCGCAAAACGCGAGGCTGACCGGATAGAGTCCGAAAGAAAGGCTAAGGTTGAAAAAGAAATCGCTGAAGAAAAGGCGCGGAAAGAAGCTGAGGCAAAGGCCGCAAATGTCGCACACCAGCGAAAAGTCAACAACGAGGCTCTTTCCTGCCTTGTCAAAAACGGAATTTCTGAATCACAAGGAAAGGAAATCATCAAAATGATTGCGACTCATAAAATAAAACATATCGAAATTAAATATTAAAAATGATAATCTATGATAATTACAATTTCGAACAGGGTTCCGAGGCGTGGCATGCGCTGCGTCTCGGAGTTGTGACGGCTTCGCATTTCAGTACAACAATGAAATGTGAAAAATACATGCTTGAGAAAATCTTCGAGCGTTTGTATAATAAACCGTACCGGGAAAACTACACAAACGATACAATGCAGCGCGGACTGGAGATGGAACCATACGCCCGGGCGGAATACCAGGAGCGCACCGGGATTGATGTATATCAGGTCGGGTTTGTAAAGCATAACGACAATATAGGCTGTTCCCCCGACGGGCTCAGCGACGGCGGGCTTGAGATAAAATGCCCGCATACTGCAACGCACATGGGCTACATACTGAGCGGATTTCCGGCAACATACAAAGCTCAGGTTCAAGGCGGAATGTGGGTATGTGAAAGAGACTGGTGGGACTTTGTTTCATTTGATGACCGGCATGAGATGCGGCCTTATTTCTGTGAGCGAGTATACCGGGACGAGAAGTATATCAAGCAAATCAGTGTTGCGGTCTATGACTTTGTTGACCGTATGCTTGAACTTGAGGCAAAGTTAAAAGGTAAGAATCTACTTACGCAACAATTAGAACAATCAATTAGTGAGGTAACAAAATGAACATGAAAGATGCGTTCAATAAAATTGAAAAAATGGCGAATGGGAGATATTTTTCCTTAAGCTATAAAATTACAAATGAGCAATCTAAAAAAAAATGGCAAGTATGCGGCGTTTATATAGATGGATTTAACTGGCATTGTAGAGAAACGTGGCAAAAAGCTATTGATTCAATTCAAGAAGAA